CGCATCATGACCGGGGACATCTGCTCCGCGAAGACCGCCATCGAGTCCAAGCGCATGGAGAAGCTCTTGAACCACTATCATGAATCTCTTTCCGAAGACGGCGCCTGCAAGATTAGCCTGCAAGCCTACGCCGCCGCCGGTGGCTGGGTAGGCATCACCTACTCTTACGAAGTCGACGGCTTCGAGATCGCCGGCTCCCAAGTGCCGAGACGCGTATGAATGAAGTCCAAAAAGCCTGCCTCAGCATTGAGCAGACTCGCCGACGCCAGTCTTTCATCCTCCGCTGGGTCGTAATCCCCTATACCGTGGTCTACCTGATGGCCTACGCATATATTGTCTTCTGCAAATGACCCGCCCATTCTCCATCGTCGCCCTGCTGCTCCTCGGCTTCAACGCCGCCGCCGCGTCGGACGCCACCCTGCTCGAGTCCATCGCCCACGTCGAGTCCGGCATGAATCGCAAAGCCATCGGCGCCGCCGGTGAACGCGGGATGTATCAGGTCGGTCGGGACGCTTGGAAGGACGCCGAGGAGCGCCTCAAGGCCGAGGGCCACTACCGCTTCCCATGGTCCAAGTGGCGCGACGCGACCGCCCAGGACATGATAGCCGCCAGCCACCTCCGCTGGATCAGGTCGAACTTCAAGCGCATCGGCATCCCAGCCCCGACACCCGAGCAGATTGCCTTGGTCTGGAACGTGGGCTGGTCAGGCGCCGTCGACCGCAAGTTCCGCCCGAACGACTACGCCATCCGCGTCGCCAACCTTTTCCGCTTGTCTCAGCGTCAGCCACGATAAAGGGTCTTGCCGTGGCCCAACTCATCGTAGCAATCGACCCTGGCGTGAACGGCGGAATCGTCTGGTCAATCGACGGATCGGTGCAGACCGCCAAGATGCCGTCGTCAGACATCGAGGTCTGCCAACTCCTCGCCGACCTCAGCTGCAAGGCCAAGGACGTCAGCCTCTACCTCGAAGAGCCGCCGCTGTTCGCCGGCAAGAACATCCCCGGCTCCGCCATCGGCAAACTGATGTGGAACACGGGCGTCCTCTACGGCGCCGCCGTCGCCATGGGCTGGAAGATACACCGCATCCGTCCCGCCGTCTGGCAGAAGACGCACACCTGCGGAACGAAAGGCGACCTCACCACTACCCAGTGGAAGAACAAGCTGAAGGCCCGGGCGTGCGAACTCTTCCCAAACGTCGACGTCACCCTCTGGAACGCCGACGCCCTCCTCATCTACGACTCCGCAATCCGCGGCGTCATCAACTAATCTCCCCAATGAAGAAAGACTCCAAGCCCTCTCCAGACTACCGCATCATCGCGGACTCGTCCTACATCCTCCTGCCCGATCAGAAGGTCGCCCGTCTCCTGACGCCCACCGTCCGCAACGGCGTGACCTACTACAACCTGTTCGTCCCCGGCTACACGCGGATGTCGCTCGCCGACATCGAGGCCACCATCAAGGCCGGCGAAGTCACCAAGGCCGCCACCGAACAGGCCTCCAAATAATCTCCCACCATGAGCAAACAGCCCACACCCACCACCGCCACCTCCGCGCTCGTCCAAGCCCTTGCCGCCCTGGACAACGTGAAGGCCAACAAAATCAACCCCGCCTTCAAGGCCAAGTACGTCTCCCTCGATGCGCTGCTCGACGCCATCAAGCCCGTCCTGCTCGACCACGACCTCGCTCTGATCCAGACGCTCGTCAGCCAGGACGGCAAGGTCGGCGTCTCCACGGCGTTCCTCCACTCCTCCGGCGAACGCTTCGACTTCGGCACCCTGCTCGTCAAGGCCGAGGGACTGACCGCCCAGCAGATCGGCGGGGCCATCACCTACATCCGCCGACAGTCCATCCAGACCGCGTGCGGCATCTCGGTCGACCTCGACGATGACGGCGCCGTGGCCTCTGGCTTCCGCGCTACGGCCTCCGCACCCGCCGCCCCTGCCTTCTCCCCCACCCCTCGCCCCCTGACCAAATGAGCGACAACTTCGACCCCTTCGACCCGGTGAACGCCGCCATGCGTCACCTCCATAACCAGAACCTGCTTTCGGCAAAGGACGCTGAAATCAAGAAGCTCCAGGAAGCCGACCACACCGAGTTCTGGAGCAAAGCCTGCAAGGACGCTGAAGAGCGTTGCGCCAATCAGACCCAGACAATCCAAGCCATGCGCTACGCCGGCAACGAACTCGCCCGCGTCCTCGACGACGTGATCAACTCTGAGCTCTGCCAGTTTGACGCCATCTCCAAGGCCGTCTGCATCGCCACCATCGCCAAGTGGAACCGCGCCAAGACCGGGCAACTGTGATGGCTGACGTTCCCAAGGGCATCGAACGCATCGCGGCCACCGTACGCAATCAGTACGCCCTGCTCCTCCTCCTGGACGGCTACCCTTACGTCGAACTGACCGCCCGTAAACACGCCGACTTCCTGACCGACCTCAACGCATGGAAGCGCAAGACCTACCCGTCCCTCATCCGCTCGCAGGTCCGCTATTTCACCCTTGCCCCTAACGGCGAGATAAAGGAACTTACCTTCACGCCCGTCCGCCAATGACCAACCGAGACAACATCCAGCGCCTCGTCGAGAAGGTCACCAGCGACCTCGCCATCGTCAAGTCGCTCGCCTCCCGGGTCGAGATGCACGTCGAAGACCTGTCGACGCTCTCCGACCTCGCTTCCGCTGCGCTCACCGAACTGAGCGTGTTCACCGATCACGTCGAGACCGCTGACGAGTCCGCCGCAGTCAAGCCCCTGCACGACCGCGTCCACGTGCTCGTCGTCCAGCTGCGCGTCCTCCGCAATACGCTCGAGGCCATGGAGAACGCCGGTGAAGCCGCCCTTGAGGACGTGCGCCGCATCTCCGCCAGCGTCGAGGAGTCAGCCCCCGAGGACGACTCCCTCTGACCTTTCCCACCAACCCAGAACACCAACACCCGATCACCATGCCTGACCTCATTACCGAACGCGTCATCTATGACGGCATCCAAGCGCTCAACCAATCCGGCGCGAAGGAACTGCTCAAGTCTCCCGCTCATTACCAGGCGTATCTCGCCCGCACCCGCGAGGACTCCAAGGCCCTCCGCGTCGGCACCGCCGTCCACAAGCTCGCCCTCGAAGGGCTCGACGCTTACAACGCCACCCACGCCATCGCCCCCGAGGTCGACAAGCGCACGAAGGAAGGCAAGGCCGAGTGGGCCGAGTTCGTCACCGCCAACGAATGCAAGTCCATCCTGACCGCCGAGGAGGGTGCCCTCGTGGACGCAGTCGCTAACTCAGCCGCCGCCTGCATGAAGGCCAACGGCATCGTCCTCTCGAAGACCGAGGTCATGTTCACCGCGTTCATCGGTGACACGCTGGTGAAGTGCGCCATCGACGGCATCTCCGACGACGGCTACATCTACGACCTTAAGACCTGCGAGGACGCCAGCCCCCACGGCTTCCTTCAGGCCGTCCGCAAATACAAGTACGCCCTCCAGGCTTACTTCTACCGCCACGCCGTCGAGTCGGCCTACAAGTGCCGGGTGCTCGGCTTCCGCTTCATCGCCGTCGAAAAGGAGCCGCCCTACGCCCACGCCGTCTATGAGCTCGGGCCCGAACTGATGACCCAAGCCGCGTTCGACTTCGAGAAGGCGCTGGCCCTTTACAAGGAATGCACCGCCTCGGGACAGTGGCCGGGCTACGCCCAACAGATCCAGACCATCGACATCGCCGCCAAGCCCACCGCCGCCACCAACATCAACTTCGCCTAATCCATGAACCCGCCTAACAACGACCGCCCGCCACTCAAGTCCATCGAAGTCTCCGGCACCTACAAACTGAAGCTCATCAAGCCGAAGTTCGAGAAGGTGAAGCACAACGAAGACGGCACCTCCTCCGCGCGCCTCTTCTTCCTCGACGACCAGGGCAACTGCCTGAGCAAGTCCTACGGTTCCAAGTACGCCAAGACCCTCGCGATGCTCGTCGGCAAGTTCGCCGGCAAGTTTACCGAGGAGATCCGTTTGGACGCCACCCCTGCCGAGTTCCTGCAGTACATCGAACCCGCCTGTGGCAAGACCTGCCTCATCGGCGTCGAGGCCATCCCGAACGGCGAGTGGAACGGCAAGCCTCAGTTCAAATACAAACTGACCTTCCCCAAGGGCTCCCAGAAGCCCGTCGTCTCCGAGCCCCCGCCCGAGAACCCGCCCTTCTAACCCGATGGGAACTGCCACCGAGAAAAAGGCGGCTTCGATTAATCGCTTGAAAGCCTGGGCCGCTGCCAACCCCGAAAGGGCGAGGCAGACCCAGGCTAACTGGCGCTCTAAGAATAAGGATAGTCACCGCGCCGCAGTTAAACGTTGGCGCGAGAGAAACAAGGAAAGGGCAAAGGCCGTAGATGCTGACCGGAGGAAGCGACGCTTTTTCCATCAGAGGGCCAAGGCCGCAGTATGGAGAACAAAGCAAGGGGATGTCGCCGCTCTGTCTGAGTCCATCTTCTGGCTTTGGAGAAAGCAGCGTGGCCGATGCGCTATGACCGGCAAGCGTCTCGATAGGACCGCCGAGCTAGATCACATCGTCCCCGTCTCCAAGGGTGGCAAGAACCACCCAGAAAACCTGCAATGGCTTTCTCCTGAGGTTAACCAGTGCAAGAACGATATGACCGTTGACGAGTTCATCGCTGTCTGTCGCAATGTCCTTTCCCATGCCACCCAATAACATGCCAGCCCCAACGCTCGTCTTAATTGCCGGATACGCAAGGACGGGCAAGTCCACCCTCGCCTCGGGCATACTCGAATGGGCGACCCGCCCCGCCGAACACATCAACTTCGCCGACGCCCTCAAGGAAGCCGCGAACCATTACATGGACTACCTCGGCCTCGATGGGGACTTCTTCAAGGAGGACTTCAAGGTCGATAACCGAGACTTCCTCGTCCACGCGGGAAAGTTCGCACGGCGCCTAGACCGCGACGTCTTCGCCCGTCACTTCGCCAACTGGTGCCCGGTGATGAAGCACGCCGACCAGCCCAGCCCCGAGACCGTCGTCTGCTCCGATTGGCGCTACGTCAACGAGCTGCGCGTCTGCCAGGACATCCTCTGGGAGAAAGGATGGAGGGTTCGTACCATCTACGTCGCCACCGCCGGCGTCGGTCCGGCCAACGACGAGGAACTGGACAGCATCTCCGAAATCCGCGCGTCCCACCTGTTCGACCAGGAGTACATCTTCAAGCCGAACGCCCGCAACCAGATCATGACCGAAGGTCGCAACCTCGCCAAGTCATGGAGACTCTGAACCCCGACACCATCGCTTGGGCCCGCAAGGTCGGCCTGTCCCCTGACCGCGTGGCCTTTCTCCTCGCCTGCCCGAAGTACACCCGCATCGGCCGGAACGACAAGGTGGTCTATACGAAGGCCGAGAACCCGAACCACCACCTCCAGAAGCTAGGAGACTGCTACTGGTTCCGCCTGCGTCGCCGTGGCAAGGACATCGTCGAGAACATCGCCACCGACCTCGAGACCGCCCGCAAGCGCCGTGACGAGATGCTGGCGGCCTTCGACTCCGGCAAGCCCATTCCCTACATCAACGCCCGATGAGCACCCCGACCCGCTTCGTCGCTTTCGGCGACAACCACGGCGACATGATGGACGAGAACGCCGTCGAGGCCCTCGTCGAGTTCATCAAGGACTACAAGCCGACCGTCCGCGTCCACCTCGGAGACTGCTTCGACTTCCGATCCCTGCGCCGTGGGGCTGGCAACGACGCCGAAGGGGCTGAGTCCCTGATGGCCGACATCCAAGCCGGCGAGAACTTCCTCGAGCGCACGAAGCCGACCGTCTACCTGATGGGCAACCACGAACACCGGGCGTTGGCCCTTCAGCATACCTCGGGCTCCGCCCTGGTACGCGACTACTGCGCCGACCTCTACGCCCGCATCAAGACCGCCGCGAAGAGCTGCGGGGCGAAGACCATCCTCGACTACCACGCGGAGAAAGGCGTCTACCGCCTAGGCCCGGTGGCCTTCGTGCACGGCTACGCCCACGGCGTAAACGCCACTCCCGAGCAGGGTCGCCACTACGCCGACCGAGGCGGCGCACTGATCCACGGGCACACGCACACACTCTCGCAGGTCAATCTGACCAAGGCCGAAGGTGGTGCCGCGTTCAGCGCCGGATGTCTCTGCCAGAAGGACGCCATGGCCTACGCCTCGCACCGTCTAGCGACCTCACGCTGGGGCTCAGGCTTCGCAGCAGGCTGGGTCGACGGCAAGGACTGGAAGGTCTGGCTTGTCCACCGCGTCGGCAGCCGATGGGTCTGGACGACCGACCTAAAGGTGTTCTCCCCGAAATCCAAATGAGGCGCTTCGACCCTCTCGCCCTCATCAAGGCGCTACGCTCCGAAGGCGACATCCCCGCCCCCAAGGGATGGTTCACCGTCGACCAGATCCGCGAAGAGCTGCGGATGGCTCACACCCGCAACGCGTCATCCCGTGCCCTCGACCTCTACCGCCGCGGCCTGCTCGAACGCCAGCCCCATCAGTTTAAGGCTAGGACCGGGCAGTGCCACATGGCTTACGTCTACAAGCCCGTCCCGCCCTACCGCACGATCGCCGAGGCCGCGACCCGAGTCTTCGAGCACCAGGAGGAAACCGTCCCCAAGGGCTGGGTACGCATCGTCGACGTGGCCGTGAAGGTCAAACTCTCCGACGTGTCCGTGCGCTCCCGCATCGCCCGGGCAGGACTCAAGCCCCGTTACTTCAAGACGCGTCGAGGCATCATCGGCATCCATCGCAACGCCTACTACCTCGAGAGCGCCGTGATGGCTCTCTTCCGTTAAAGCATATTGACCTCGGGCACCCACGCGCCCAAACCCAAACCTACTTCTTCCATGACTCCTCCGAACAACGTTCAGGCGGAACGCCACCTCCTCGGCGTCCTCCTGCGCGAAGCCTTCCCTCTGCCGGGCGACCTCAAGCCCTCTGACTTCTTCGAGCCAGCCCATCAGGACATCGTCTCCGCGATGCTCTCCCTCGGCGCCGACGGCATCATCGCCGACGAGCTGACGGTCAGCCAGAGACTCCGAGACATGGGCTCGCCTATCGACGCGGCCACCGTCTCGCTCCTGGTCAGCGACGTCGGCCAGTCCACCTACCGACCCGAGCACGCTGATCTTATCGCCGACACGGCCATCCTTCGCCGTGCCCTAGACGCCGCCAAGCAGGCCACCGACCCGGACACACTCCTCGACCATTATGCCACCCTCGCCGAATCCCGCAAGGGTCGCAAGAAGGCCGGAGGTCCGCAGCGGATGGACTTCGACGCCCTGCTCTCCTTCGAGCGCAAGGAAGACCCGTCCTGCATCCTTGGCTCGCACCGCTGGCTCTGCAAGGGCGGCTCGATGCTCATCGTCGGTCAGTCCGGCACGGGCAAGTCGTCCCTGATGATGCAGGCCGCCGTCCATTGGTGCCTAGGCCGTGACTTCTTCGGCATCAAGCCAGCGAAGCCCCTGCGCGCCGTCGTGCTCCAGGCTGAGAATGACGCGGGCGACATCTCCGAAGCCCTTCAGGACGTCATCGCAGGCGCTTACCTCGACAGCGACGAGCGTGCCACCCTCCGCGAGCACCTAGCCATCTTCCGCGACACCGTCAGCACGGGTACGACCTTCACCGCCGCCTTGCGTCAGCTCGTCATCGACCAGCAGGCCGACATCGTCTTCGTCGACCCCCTGCTCTCCTTCGCCGGCATCGACGTCTCCGATCAGGAGCAGGCGTCCAAGTTCCTGCGCCACGACCTCGCCCCCATCCTCCTCGAGACGGGCGCCGTCCTCGTCGCCATGCACCACACCGGCAAGCCCAAGGCCGCCAGCGACAAGGAGGGCCACACCGTCGCCGACCTTGCCTACGCGGGCCTAGGCTCCTCCGAGTTCACCAACTGGTTCCGCGAGGTCGCCGTCCTGTTCCGATGCCAGGGCGAGGAACCGATCTACAAGTTCGGCCTGACCAAGCGCCGTGGCCGTGCCGGCCTGAAGGACCACGCGAACCAGTTCAAGGGCGAGATTTACATCCGCCACGCCGCCGAGAAGGGGGTCATCCGCTGGGAATACAGCCAGCCCCCCTCCGAAAGCGAACCCGAGTCCACCCAAAGGCATAGCGATTCCAGCCCCGCCAAGGGGTCGCCAAGGCGTTTTAAGGTCAACTGAGGGTCAACACCCGTACCCCCACCCCTCACCCCCGTGTTTACCCACTCTCAACTTCCAACTCAACTTCCGTCCCCTGTACTACGTACAAGGGGTGACTCTAGTCTCACCCCCTGTCGCTTACGCTGGGGGTTCGACCGAGTCTCTGGCGAGGAGGCAAGTTCTACGCGATGACCAAACCTAACCGTACCACCGCGCGGAGAGGATGGGTCCTGCGTAAGCTAGCCCTGACCCGTCTCCGCCAGAAAGCCTGGAGGGAACAGCCGGAGAAGATGGAGGCTATCCGCAGGCAGGCCACCGAGGAGGCAAAGGCAGTCAGGGAGAGGAACAACGAACAACTCAGGATCATCGTCCAAGGATGGCCGGAGAAGATGTCCCCCTCCGAACTGCGTGCGTTGGTCGACGAGCACCTGGACTACGATGGGAAGTATCCATCACTCACCTACCGCTTCACCCGCTGCGGACTACTCAGGTTCGATAGCGACGGCCTATGGCATAACCTTTGCCACTTGCCCCGCCGTCAAGATAGTTGACGCTGTTCCACGTGACACGCGCTAGGCTCAACGACCTGACGGCTCCTGCCAAGGATGCTAAGTCGTTTGACGCTTGGTTCTTCTCTCAGCCCAAGAAGGTCCAGGACAAGATGCGAGAGCAAGGCGTCCTGCCTTATCGCGAGATGGTGCCGAGCAAGCACGTGTTCGACATCGACCCCAACCATCCGGCATGGGCGACCAAGGACGGCGACAACGCACGCACCGAGGTCGATGCCTTCATCTCTCGCGATCATGTCGGCGTGATGCTCAAGGCGTTCATCGATGCGCTGGCCTTGACCGATGACTACCGCTTCCGTCGTCACGTCGAGCTCATCCGCTGGTCGCTCTCGTTGCCCGGCTGTCTGTCCTCGCGAACCATCGGGCAGATGTACAAGCGCAGCCACTTCTGGACGCGTGCCAGGGCGAGGGAGATCCAACGCGCCGTGAACTCCGACGCGTGCGGATTATTCCCGCACTGCAATGCCAAGCGGGACAAGTTCAAGATGCCTCGATAATGAAACTAAGAATCGACCCAGACAAACGCTCTAAAGGGCTCAAGTATTATCACGACAACGCTGATAGGCTTCGACCATTGGCCGCTGCTAGGGCCAAGGCTTATTACCAAAAAAATAAGGCCAAGAAACAAAAGCAGAACGCATCGTGGAGGGATAAGAACAAGGGGGTGCATGAAGCCATGAAGAAGTCCTGGAACAAGCGCCGGTTCTTTTACTCCAAGGCCATGATGCTCAAGGCTAGCAACCGAGGAGGTGTATGCTTTGAGACGACGCAGCAACTTGCTAGAGGCTTGATGTTCCAATGGCTAAGGCAACGCGGACGATGCGCCTTGACTGGTATCAAGCTAGACCGCACGGCCAACGCCGACCACATCTTGCCAGTGTCCAAGGGTGGAACGGACAACAGTAACAACTTCCAATGGCTGACGCCGGAGGCCAATCACTTCAAAGGATCGCTTACCCTGCAGGAATTGGCCCATATGTGCCGCCTAGTGCTGGAAAACATCGAAAAAAGGAATCTTTTACCACCCCCCCTGCCTCACGCGTGGCCCGACAC